CTTATATATGGCCAAAATCAGGCACGTTTCCAAGTTTATATTATCGCTGGGACGCAATGCAAATAAGTTTTGTGGTTGGTTATGGCACGCCTAATGATGTTCCAAAGGAAATTAAACAAGCTGCATTGTTATTGATTGGTCATTATTATGCGAATCGTGAAGCGGTCGGCTCGGTTGGTTCTGAAATACCTTTAGGTGTTCAAGCTTTACTAAACAATCGTAGGCGTGGTTGGATTGGCTAATGTTAGCAGGTAAATTAGACCGCCGCATAACATTGCAAAAATTGAATTTAGGCACACCCGATGCAATGAATTATGCTACTGAAACCTTCACAGATATAGGCGTTGTTTGGGCTAATGTTACAAATGTAAAAGGTGACGAGGTTCAAGGTAGTTCTGAAATTAAAGGCAGGATTACAAAGAAATTTAAGGTAAGATATTCAAGTGATATATTGGATATAAGCACAACTGGTCGTGTTGTATTTGATGGCGTGACTTATGAAATAGATTCCCCAGCCATTGAAATAGGCAGGCGCGAGGGTTTAGAATTTACAGCCACGTCAAGGTCTGAAATATGAAAACCACATTTAAGATTGAGGGCTTGAAAGAATTAGAAGCTACTTTTGTGGAATTATCAAAAGCGCAAACTAAAGCGGCAATGAAAGCTGCATTAAAAGATGCTGCTGAGCCAATAAAAGAGGCGTGGGAATCTAATGTTCCTGTTCGCACTGGTAATTACAAAGCAAATATTATCATAGGCAATAAGCCTGATGCTGGTAAAATTGCATATGGTCGAGTGATGAAATTGGGTGGTTCAAAGGGTGATGCAACAGAGGCTTTAAAAGCTGCAAGGGCGCAAAATCCAAGAGCATTTTCGCAAATATTCATAGGTGCTGCAAAAAAAATAAGGGCAGCTATTCCATTGGAATTTGGCACAGAAAAAATGCCAGCCAAGCCAAGCGCACGACCTGCGTGGGATAGTAGAAAAGAAACTGCACTTGATATTTTAATTGAGCGAATAAAGTTTCAAATCGATAAAAAAAGGCAATTTGTAGCGCGTAAAAATGCAAGATTGATAGCGAAGGCTCAAAAAGGTTTATAATGGAAGAAGCATTAGTAGCTTATTTATTGTCTCAAACGTCAATTACTGATTTGGTTTCAAGTCGTATCCATTGGGTTCAAGCACCTCAAGGTGAAACAAAACCTTATATTACAATGCAAGTAATAAGCACAGGCATTACACGTGCTCATTTGGGTGCAGACGCATTAAGCAGAAAGCGCATTCAGGTTGATTGCTATGCAATGACTTACTTAAGTTCAAAAGCAATCGAACGTGCAGTAATTGCATTATTGAACAATAACAGAATTGTTCAAGGTTCAATTAGGTTTGAAGCATTTTTAGATAACAGCCGCGATTTAACAGAAAATGAAGCGGCATTGACCCCAATAATTTATCGGCAATCGATAGATTTAATGGTGACTTATAGCACCATTTAGCACCTTTTCGTGAAAGCGAAAAAATAAACCCGTCGTGATGACGGCTTAGCCCTTAGAAGGATTATTTATTATGGCTGAAATAGGCTTAGGCGCAACGTTTTCTTATGAAACTACCCCAGGCGGAGGTTCATATACTGCACTTGGTGATGTGTTTAGTATTACACCGCCTGATATTAAAGTTGATACAACTGATATTACTGACTATTCACACACAGATGGTTTCAGAAGGCATTTAGCTACAATGCTTGATGGTGGTGAAGGTACAGTTGAATTTTACTATGACCCTGAATCTGCTGTTCCTGCTGCTGTTAAGGCATTAGCAACAACTAAAACAGCAAGACTTTATAAAATTGTCTTTGCTGGTGGTGGCAATAAAATATTTAGCGGCATTGTTACTGGCATATCATGGACAACCCCACTTGATGATGTTTGCACTTGTGCTTTGACAATCAAACAAACTGGCACTTCAACTGACGCGGTGTCATAATGAGTGTGCGCATTGAAAATGGTGGTAAGACCTATGAAATTGATGTAGGTCTTGCTACTCAAACTGTAATTGAAAATCAAATGGATAAGCCATTTGGTGCGGTTTTGCAAAGATTTATCAAAGGTTTCACGGCTGATACTTTTGCAATTTTATTAAATTGTGTAAAGGTAATTGAAGACGGTATTTCACGACCTTTGCAACAAAATGAAGTTGCACCTTTAACGCAAGACACAGAAGGTGCTTTGGCTTTGGCAAATGGCTTTTTGGAAGCGCAAAAACAATGGTCAAAGTCTATCGGGGCGAAGGCGGAGTTAGAGACGCTTTCAAGCGATGGTGCATTGCAGGATACAGCCCCGATTCCTTCAACAAAGTTGAAAACTGGCAAATCGAAGCAGCCTTAGAAGCTGCAGACGAAAAGCGGCGTTATGAATACCATGATTTAGCATGGCAGGCGCACCAAATGGCGATTTATAATCGTGTTGACCATAAGAAGTTTCCAAAATGGGAAACTGAAAGCCGCCGCTTTTTAAAAACAAAACCCCAAACAGAGCAAGAAATCAAAGCCGCGTTAAATGCGTGGTTAGGAGCATAATTGATGGCTGGTAACGGCACAATAGGCGCATTGTTAGTATCATTAGGTGTTGATACTGCGGCTTTTGAAACAGGACTGAAAAAGGCAGAGGGTAAAACTAAGGGCTTTGGTGCAGCCATGCAATCTCTTGGTAAAACTGCATTTGCAGGGCTTGTTGCCGGTGCGGCGGTTGGTGGTGCTGCGTTGGTCGGCTTTGGTATGCAAGCATTATCAACCGCTGATGATATTGGCGATGCCGCCAATCGAATTGGGGTTAGTGCAGAGGCTTTCCAAAAACTACAAATAGCAGCAGTTGCAGCAGGTGGCTCAACCGAGGTTATGGGTGCTGCTATGGATAAGCTTAATCAAAATCTTGGCGAGGCACATATGGGTTCTAAATCCATGTCTGATGCATTCCAAAGATTAGGTTTAGATGCTTCAAAACTTCAAACAGCTGACCAAGCATTTTATGCCATTGCTGGCGGTATGGAAAGTATAAAAGACCCTGCTGAAAAAGCTGCATTGTCTATGCAATTATTCGGAAGAGCATCGGGCGTTGATATGCTTGAAGTTTTGGCGGCAGGTGAAACTGGCTTGCGTGGCTTTGGTGATGCGGCAGGTGAAACTGGAAGAATTATGTCAGATGACTTGGTATCAAGGTTATCCGATGCCAAGCTTGCACTTGATAATACCAAAACTTCACTAAGCCAAATGGCAACAGTATTCGCAGGTGAAGCCCTTGTTGGTGTGATGGATTTCGCAAGAGAAATGCAGCCAATGTTTGAGCAATTAAAAGCGGTTGGCACTCAAGTTTATAATTTCCTTGCCCCTTCATTTCGTGAATTAGGCACAGTTTTGGGTGCATTAGCGCAAAGCCCATTTATGCAACAGATTTTAAATAATCTAGGCATTGCTGCTCGCTTATTTGGTGTGGTTTTAGTCGGCGGCATAAGGTTGGCTGTTGATAGTTTAACACTTGCAATTCGCGTTTTTACAAATGTTGGAAATGCTTGGACTGCAATGGTTGAAAAAATCAAGGCGCACTTTGCATTTTTACAGCCTATATTTGACAAAGTTGCAGCAGGTGCGCGCGCGGTTGCTAAAGCATTTTTCAAGATGGAAGATGAAGTCACAGGCCATTCTTACGTGCCTGATATGGTCGATGAAATAGAACGTCAATTCGCAAGGCTTGATGGTGTTATGATTAAACCTGCACAAGATGCCACAAAAGAAACAGCGCAAGCTTTTGCAGATTTGTTACGTGCGTTAGAAACCGATGGTGAACGTCGCAGCAGAGAATTGCAAGACCGATTAGCTTTAATAAACGCAGAATTAAAAGCCTTTCCAGAAAATGCTGACATAGCCGCAGAAGCTTTAAAGCGTATCTGGGCAGATTATAGAGAAGCAAGTAAAATAACACTGCCAGAGGGAAAACCAATTGATGAAAGCAATGTTGTTTCAATTGATACAAAAAAACTAGAAAAATTTAATGATGATTGGGCAAAAGATATTGCCGCAAATGATAATTT